ATAAACATAAAAGGGTCTTCTGTTTTTTTTGTGTTTTTTAGTTTATGATAGCACGAAATATCTAGTAATAAAATATCTCCTGCTTTTAAAACCAATCTTTGTGTATCTTTTCTTTGGACTAATAAAGAGTTTATTTGATCATCCATACTTTTAAAGGGAGTATAATTTTTTAAGAGTTTTTCTAAAGTATTATTGTTTACTGTAGAAGAGTAGAGTTCATAGTTGTCACTCTGAACAACTAAAATAATTGAATATTTTCTACCCTCATAAATGTCGTCAGTGTGCCAATTCACTCCTATCGTTCCCCATGAAGCATAATTTGGAGAGTCTTCGCCTGTATCATAAAGAGGGTCTATATTGTTATGTGTTGCGAAATACTTAGTGGTATAACAAGAATCAGTTGCTATTTTGTTCAACTTTTCTAAATTGTGATATTTGCCTAATTTATACAGAGGTTTCATTTTTTATTTGGTTGATGATTGTTGATTGATAACTGATAACTGATCGAAACTAAGTAAATAATCTTGATGCAATACTAAGTAAATACACCCATTCTTCTTCAAGCATTAACATCATTCCAGAAGGATCGGGATTGGTAAGTAAAGAAAAGCTTACTTCGTCTATGCGATCACCGCCGTAATATAACTCAATATCAGTATTTGGAACTACTAACCTAAAGCCAAATTTAAACTTGGCATTTTGACGATTTTCGCAAGTTAGTATAGCTAAATGGCCCCTCCTGAACGTTCGCTGCTGAAGACCGATGCTTTGATAAGTTAGTTTTAACTTCCAGTCAATAACTGAGGGAAAATCTTCTTTAAAATAATTTTCCTTTATCCATTTATCAACTTCATCTACTATCCATTCTTGATTCTTCTGGATAAAGTAGTGAATGCCTTCCGAATATTTAAAAAGATAAATTAACTTTGTTTCGTACCACTTTAACTTAAAGTTTTGTGGCTCTGAGTCAATTTTAGGGAATTGCCCTATATCCATCATTGTCATGGTTTTTACTCCTAAATAGTTACTGTTTACTGACAACTGATGACTAATAACTATTTTTTGAGAATGAGTTTAGGCTTTTTGCTAAACTCAACTGGTAGGTTTTTTTGCCGGCAGACAGTCTGGCAATCTGTCCATCTTTTACCTACCTTAGCAAGGTAGGAGTCCTGGTTCCACTCCACCTTATACCCTGCTTTTTCGCAGGCCGCCTTGTAAGGAAGTTGGGATTCCTTCTGTTGAGCAGTAATCTGCTCTTCTCTAGCCTTTTCTAAGGCTTCTAGCTCGTTTTTGCGAGACTTAAAGGCTATGGCTTCGATTACTGCTCGATGCAGTTCGGTAGCATCTTTCGGAAAGGATTCATAGCCATTTCTTAAATCGCGGCTACGGACTACTACCCGTCTTTCTTCGCCACTCGTAAGCCTTATTTGAATCCCTAGAGATAGGGATTCTTCGACAAGTTGGGGGAATTTAGCCCCAAAATCTTCAATTAATTTTTGATTTTCCGAAACTTTAGGAGCAGGTTCGGGTTCGGAACCCGCTTCTACTACTACTTTAGGATTTTCTATATCCCATTTTTTTCTGGTCCAATAGCCAGAATAATGGTTTAATAATACCCACTCTTTTTCCGATCTGGGTTTTGGAGGATCGGTTAACTGTTTGGCTTCCCCACTGGGAAGCTGGTAGTTTACGACGCGAACGGTCACATAACCGCCATGGGATCGAGATCCCATTCCGTCAGATGACAGGGTATCTGATCCTTCGGAATAGAACCTTTCGGTTCTTTCATTGATTACTATGCCGTGTGTCACGACATAGTAATCGCTATTTTCGTAACGATCCCATTTTTTTAACTTATCTTTGATTGACAGGTAGTTACCCCATTCTTTTTCCCGCGCCTCTTCCCGCGCCTCTTCCCGCGATTCTACGGCTCTTTTTTCCGCTTTTTCTCTTTCGGCTTGGCCAGCAATCCAAGCCTCTTTCGCCTTCCTAGAAGCCTCTTTAGAAGCCTCTAAAGAGTCCAGATAATCATTAATTATCTGGTTGATTTCATCATCTTTAAAACCTACTGAGTAGGTTGGGGAATTAAGATCAATTCCCCAAGCATCTGCCCACAGACTTCCGTCTGTAGTCATTTCCTCCTCGCTCGGTAAATATAAACCAGCGTAATCGCCGGTTAGTTGAGCCATTTCTGCCGTAACAGGAATCTCTGCCCAACTGGCAGTAGGCAAAGGGACGAGGCGGTCTTCAAACCCGTCATTGTACCAGAAGCACTCCCCTTCTCCTTGTACCGCGATCACTTTGCTTTCAAACAACAGACCTCCGTCCTCAGTGTCAAAGGGGATGTATGCGACGGTGATTTGAGATTTCATAACTTTGTCCTCTTGTGTTTTGCTTACTCTCTTATCTTATGACATTCTCCCAATAAAGTCAAGTGGGTGGGAGAATCTTTTTTGAGCAGATGTACTACTTATTAATCCCAAATAGTTGATAATGATAACTGATAACCTTAATCTTCTATGCGCCAATCTGCATTTGCTACAGCATCATCTTATTAGGTTTCACCGTTGAGTACTGATTGGACAACCTACCCCTTTATCTGTTTTACACACAAATATCCTCTATTTCCGTCAGAACGACGGAAATTCAATTCGGTAAATGTTCCACACCTCCAAGATGGAAGCAATAATACTTTTGGGTTTTCGTGCCCCTGATGTGCAAGGTAGTGATTAGCTTTGTGGAGTGTTTGACCTACTCCTAACATTGCTATCCCGATTAAGGTAGCAATCAAAAGATATGATGTGTTCTCTAGCATCGCAATTGTTCTTAGTATTTTTCTGGATTCCTCGTTCATGCTATCCTCATCAGTGCCTAGAATTGAGCCGCTAGGCATACGGGAAAGGTTCCCGTTTCGGATTGGCTAGGGCTTTTGTAAAAACAGACAACCTAAAATTAAACTTGGATTATTTTTGTCCCGGACTAACGCGCCCGGCGCTAAACAATCCACGCGACCTATCTTAGCGGCCGCAGAGGCCACTAAGCCTGACACGATGTAGTAAACTCCTTCCTGATACTCAGGGAGTCCCTCGATCTCCCCATAAATGACGGATTCAATAGGAATCCCGTCAATTTCCCCTGCGGGGGAATTGCTCATAGAAACACGGAGAAGTATCCCCGACGAGGGGATACTTCTGATAACTTCAACAGTTTCAGCAAGAAATTGTTTTTTGCTATCCTGTTCTACCCCTTGTTTAGAAACAAGGGTTATTTCGTGAGGGGTTGCGTTGATGATCATTTTTGACTCCTAAATAATTTGTTTTTACTGATAGCTAATAACTGATATATTTAGTCAGGAATATCATCTAACCCAATCCAAACTCGACCAACGATCTGCTCATCAATCCATTCTTTTAGACCTGGCGATAATTCAAGTGTTGTAATGACTGAATATGATGCAATTGGATCGTCGAATATTACATAATATTGTTCGGTGTTTTTAATTTGCGGACAAGGTAATAAATTCTCGTAAGCATCTAAAACACATAGTATGTATTTCGTACTGACAATAACAGCAATTCTGCTGCTTAACCTCAGAGAAAAACCTTCGATGCGAATACCCTTCATTTTTTTGACTCCTAATAGTTTTTACTGACAACTGATGACTGACAACTGATAACTAATTAAAACTCTTGCCATGTCATCGGAACAGACATTGGTTCGCTGTACCGACTTAAATCCGACGGCTCGGTATCGTCATAAATAAAATCGTCCGTAGGTTCGTTGGAAGGAATCTCATAGTAGCGTCCGCCACAATTCACAAGTCCCATCGTAGGGGAAATAACAAAAGCTTTTTTGACGGGTTGAAACTCAACCTCAGGTAATTCGCAGTTGGGAAGTTTACCATCGGGACTAAACCCACGGCTTAACTTGCCATTGAAGGTATCGAACCACCACTCCTTGCCAGTTTGCTGGCAAGTGACTCGGAGGGTCGTTATTTGTCCCTCTCCCCACACTTCAAGGGCGACACGGTGCTTTTGTCCTTTGGCGACCATGACAAAATTGCCAGACAGGATAGGAGCTTTGACAGAAACAGGGTTGGATGCTAACATGACTTAGACCTGATAAGGGTTAACGGAAAGGCGATCACACTAATTTGCAGTTGGCGGTGGTCGTCTTTCTCTATATCTGTATATTACCGCGAAGTCAGTAATATTGTCAAGCATTATTCCAAAAAAAGTTATAATAAATTATAGAGACACAAAACTAATACAATGGTACTAAAAAACAGGGTCAAGGAATTTACGCAGTCTAGAGGCATCACAATCTATAAATTCATTCAGCAAACAGGCATTGCGATGTCCACGGGATACAAGCTATCTCAGAATCCTAGTCACTTGCCGTCTATCACAGTTTTACAGGCAATCTGTGATAGGTACGAGATACAGCCTAACGAAATTGTCTATTGGATTGATTGAAAGTGTGATATACTGGCAAAGCGGGGTGAGTGAAATGGTTTCCACATAGGCCTCATAAGCCTAAAACACTAGGTTCGACTCCTAGACCCCACATTATTAATCAAGTAAAATTCCAATTAAGAGAATTATCAAATCCTTGAATATCAGCAAGGGGTTTTTAACTGACAGGGGGACAAGAAGGCTGAATCTATATATCATAAGCTTTTCATGGTTTTAGCTCGAAAAAATTCGCCGCACCATATCTCGCTTATTAATAATAATTCCTAGTAAGCTTGCTCCTGTCCCTAATTCTTTTGTTAGCTTTTTTAGGTTCCGAGCATTAAGCCGATTGTGGGAATCATAGGTTTTGGGAATGAGGGGTAGGAAGATTTTACTATTTTTGGTGAACTAATATAACTTGACAGTTACCTGTTATCCTGTAAATAGTAGGATAATAGGATTGAAACATGAAGTTAATCTGCAAGCTTCCGGAATTAACGGCAAAAAAAGGAATCAGCCAAAAACGATTGGCTGAGGAAACGGGCTTAAGTCCAACGACGATCAGCAAGCTTTACAGGAATCACATTGATCGATTTGATCAAAGAACTTTGCTTGTGCTGTGCGAATATTTTGGATGCAAAAGTCTTGGCGAGTTGATCGAATTAGATTTTTAACCCAAAAGCCTTGATACACCTGACTTTCAGGGGTCGGAAAAAAATATCAAAAATATTTTCCCAAACCCCTTGACAGATACCTAGCATTGTGTTATGATGGTATCATAAGGGTTGAGAAACACTACAAAAGAACCAACCCAAGTATTGCACCTAGAAAACTAAAGAGGATTAAAGATATGTTGTTCGCTTCTAAGATCAATGAAGTTAATGCGTCTATTGCTGGCATTTCTCAAGAAATCGAAGATTTACAGGCACGGATTGAAGCCTTACGGATCGAAAAGCTTGAATTAGAACAGTACCAACAGCAACTCGGATCGGCCGAGAATGCTTCCGAGAGTGCGATCGAGCAGGTCAAGACTGCACTGGCAATGATTAAAGCCATTAGCCCGGCAGAACGAGAAACCTTCAAGGATGCCCTAATTAGCCTTTTTGATGAGGGTGACATTCCCTTACTGGCAAGTGCATCCCCCGATCCTGATCCCGAACCATCGGATGATGCGATCGAGACTTCCCCCAATGGGAACGGTCACAATGGTCACAATGGCAATGGGAACCATCACGAAACCATTGACATAAATGCGATCAAGATAGGGGTCAGTGACCTCACAGCTTCCCTAAACAAGTTAGGAATCAATGAACTGCGAAAACTAGCCAAAAAATACCGATTAGATAGTAAGGGTGCAAAATTCATCCTTATTCACCGATTGATTGAGGCCGGCATCTCAGAAGCTGATCTAGTGGCAAGTTAAAGCGATAATCACCCCGACCGATCGCGACGGTCGGGTGCAATCCTCTAAACTAAACTATCTAGGGATTTTTCTCCTGATTGGGTAAGTCGATAGTATCTTTTTCTAGCACCGGCTCTATCGTTAGATCGCTCGGTTCCCCATCGAGATTTAATGAGTCCTTTTTCCTCTAATTTCTGAAATACAGGGTAAAACGAGCCAATATCAAGGCTTCTACCTTTAGTATTGGCTATAGATTCAATTATCTGTAATCCCGACAATTCTTTATTGTAAAGAGTCTGCAAGACAAGGATTTCTTTAGGGGTCATTTAAATACGGTATAATATTGGTATGCTCCCGCATTAACGGGGGACTAATCACAATTACTATTACAGAGTAAATCGTGGCTGATATTAGTTTACAGCGTTTTGATCACGATGGTATTGAATTAATTATCAATACCGAGACCGGTGAGAGCTTTGCCTCAATTAGTGGATATGCCCGGATGTCAGGGAAAATGCCTTCGACTATTTCTCGCCGTTTGACTATGAGTGGTTTGCGTGAAAAGGGTCTTGAACAGGCTCAAATTGAGACAGCAAGTGGGTTACAAACCGTTGAATTGATACCAGAAAATTTAATCTGCCAGTGGCTAATTAAAGACAATCACGAACTAGCCCTAAAAGTAATGCAGTTGGGCATTCGCTTATTCCTTCTAAATTAACTGCCAAAATCGACAAATTGGGTTATAAAGAAGTTGATTATATTGACGAAATCCTTTACTTGAAAGACCGAATTAAAGAGATTGAGAGCAAAAACTCTACTCTAGAGGAACAAATCGAGTTAATGGGGGGATATTAGGTGAAAAGCAGTAAGTAACCTTATTTACTGCTAAAATAAAAGGCAATAACTGTTACATAACTGATAAAGCTAACCCCTGTAGAGACTACAGGGGTTTTTTGTTGTCTAATGTTCGGAGCTTGTTGTCTAATGTTCGGAGCTTGGTGGGTAATGTTCGGAGCTTGTTGTCTAATGTTCGGAGCTTGGCTGATTGTTAGATTGTTAATAGATTGTAGATAAAGATATTAACAATGAAAGTCTTGATATATATAGGTTTCAGGTTTTGTTGATATTGTTAACGCTATCCCCCAATATTATTTTTGTGTTCTTATTGCTGACCTCGATTAATTAGATTGTTAGTTTGTAAATAGGTTGTAAATACCCTTATTAACAAAGATAAAAAGGATAAAAGTATTGATATATATAGCTTTCATTATTTCTGTACTTCTTTGTTGATATTGTTGGTGATTACCTCGTGTGTATTTTTTGCCTTATTGTTGACCTTGTTTGTTTTCTTTATCTTTTTCTCCTCCTATAAGGCATCGACAATATCTACAAAGTCTAAAACCTATACCCTGTAAAGCTTTCGATTGTAGATAACCTTATTAACAATCGAATTACAAAAAGAACAAATTAGCGATAAAACACTTCTCGACACTAAAATTCTCTGATTAGCCAAAAATACGGCATTTTGTCAATAGAGCCGGTTTTGCATTTAATGACTTTTTATTGCTGACTTTGCTGTACATCTTTTTTTCTTTTTTTCTCTATAAAGCATCAACAATATCTACAAAGTCTGAAAGCTTTACCCTGTAAAGCTTTCGATTGTTAATAAGGTTATTAACAATCTATCTACAACCTAACAACCGCTCTGTAGTATCTGTAATATATGTAATACAGATAAGCAAAAAAAATACCGCCCTTTGTTTAGACGGTAGCTCCTGTCAATCTTCTAAAAAAATTCTCTCATAGTCTTAATAGAATTGTCAAGACAAAAAAATAACCGCGCTCCCGGGTGCGGTATAAAAGAGCGCGGCGGTATAAATTATGTTTTCCTTTTAAGTATATCTCAAAAAAGAAAATTCAAGATATAATACAAGAAACAGTACAAAACCTATTGATGCTCCAAAAAGTCCTTACTGGTAACTATTTTCTTAAAGGGCAATCGTATCCTACGATTGCCAGTGAAATTGTTATCGAGATTAAAAAGGGATCAACTTGGGATGAAGAGTTTTTTGTTCAGGGAGATTTTACTACATGGAACATTAATTTTTATGTAGCAAAGCAATTCGGTGAAGATCGCATGGCAGTCGGGCGAATTGATCAATTGCAGTTTGGGGATTTTATTTTACCTTCTAATGAAGATGGAGAAGATCCAATTGAATATCAAGATTATACTTATTTTCGTCTAATCGTTGACAGCACCGTTACGGATGGAATGGAAGTTACTCCTATTGCTTTTAAAGAAATCGCACAACCAAAACCAGGAAGAGATTACTGGCAAGCTGATTTGAAAGCTTCTAGAACTATTGCTAATCGGCTCGTCATTGAACCATTAGGACTAGATTTAATTCCCGTAGTTGTTAGGGGGCAAGTCTGATGCCAATTGAAATAACTGGAAGTTCTAGGCAGATAATTGTTTCAGCTACTCTTGGAAACGCTGGATGGTCGCCTGTTTTATCCTTGGTTGCTGATGGTGATCGACGGGTTTTTCAGGTAGTTAGTTGGGCAGGAGGTTCGGGTACTCCTCCAGCAACGGGTGGTTATATTGGACCATCTGGATTAGTTTCTTCAATTAGCTCTGCTGTTGACGTTCGGGGTTCGCCGGGATTGCCAAGTCTACCTGCGTTTTTTTTGCACACTCAATCTATCGCTTCAAATACTTGGTCAATTAATCATAATTTAAATCTTTATCCCCAAATTCAGCTATTTACTTTAGCTTGGGTAAAAATTTATGCCGACGAGCAGCACCTATCTTTAAATACTACTCAGGTATCTTTTTCTTATCCTGCTGTAGGATATGCAATTCTTTCTTTATAGAGGTAAATTATGCCCCGATTTGACAACAACGTTACTTTTGGTCTTAACGCGACGGCATTAGTCCCTGATCCTAGCGGTTCTTTGCACGCTGTCAATTTCCAGACCATGGAAAATTATTTCACTGGACTAAACGAAAAAGCGGCGGTACTAGCAAACAGTAGTGGGAATATCAATTTAACCGCCCCAGGAAATTCGATAAATGGCGTGACAATGACCCTTAACGGGCGTTTTTTAGCGAATAATCAAACCAATAACACGCAGAACGGTATTTATTTATGGCAAGGTGCTTCTACCCCTGCAATTCGTGCGCTAGATGCGAATACGTCAGCCGAGTTAACTAACGCGACTGTTTATGTCCCTGATTCGACGGGGACAACGTTAGGGGTTACTTATCGGCAAATCACTCGGAGTCCTGTAATCGGGACTGATCCGATTGTGTGGACAGTTCAAGGAGCGGCTGTCCCCGACGCGACCACGACGACCCCTGGTCGAGTAGCCTTAGCGACCGCAACAAATATTAATGATAATACGGATACAGGGAAAGTTATCACTGTTCAGGCTTTACTAGGCTCAAATGTGATCAAGCGACAATCTAAAGCCACAATTGGCAATGGCACTGACAGCACTTTCCCTATCAGCCACACGTTTAATACTTTTGACGTTGACGTAAAAGTCCGCAGAACTGCTGGCGATCGAGCCGATGTATATCCAGATATTACAAGGCCAACTACTGGATCAATTACGGTTACTTTTAGCTATGTTCCGACTGCTGGAGAGTTTACTGTATTGCTAGAGGCTTATTGATGTGGCAGAAAATGCAGGGATAATTACTAAACTCCAGGATTTTGTTGACGTTAATTGGGTTGCTAGTCGGTTGCAAAGCGAGATAGTAACTATTACGAACATTTCTGCTGCACAGCAAATTCCTGTTGCTTCTTTTCTAAGAGAAATTACTCTTTTAGAAGTGCGAAATTTGCGTACAACCGTGGGAAGTGCTACAATGACTTTTAGCTTTGGTAGTGGTGCTTCTTTTGGGGCAATACCAGGACTATCTAACCTATCTCTTACTACTGCCCGGGCTAATTTTACAGTATCTGGACAAGGACAAATTATTACTACTGCTCAAGAAATTCGATTCGATATTACCAGTGTCACTGGCGGACCATTGAGTATCCCCTTTTTGTTAATTTTTCGCGAAACACCTTCGCTAACTTAAATGCCTAATAGTTTAATTGCTCAAAGTTTATTCCTAAATAGTCCCGAATATATTGAAAGATACCAAATTGCATTAACAAATGTTTCTGTATCTTTCAATGAAACGTCAACTAATTCAGCTTTTTTTGATAGTGAAATCAGGCCTAATTTAATCGATGATAAATCTGTCCGATTTTATACTTACAAAAAAATTCTATCAGAAATGATTGTTTTTAATCCTTATGTTAAGTTAAATATAGCTAAACTGGGAATGACGGCATCAGTCTTTGGAGAAACTCCAAGACTTACTATTTCTGTTAATAGCGAAGGGAAATTAAATCCGATTTCTGAATCGGATATTTTACAAGCAGTAATAGAACAATTCAACGACGAGAATCTGTTAGCTCAATTGTTGAATCAAAATATTCTCAAAGTGTCTGCGGTTTTTAATAATTAGTTCTTGTAGGAGTTTTGTTATGTTTGAATCTAAAAAATCACAAAAATCACAATTGTGGACACCAGTAAAACTACGATCTAAAGGACTTTATCACTGGTTTGACGCTACTGATAACACTACTTTTGGTTGCGATAAAAATAATAGTATTTTTATCTTAAAAAGTAAAAGTAATCAGCATTTTCTACAAAAAGTATTTGCTTTCTTTAGAAAAGCAGTAATTAATTTGATAGCGATTTTTAAAGGTCTGTAATTTTAATTAATGCTAATAATTAACGCTAGTTCCCGATTATGGACACCCGCAAATCTACCTGGGCTTTCAGTGTGGTTTGATGCATCAGACCTGTCCACCATCACGGTGACCAGTGGCGGCGGTGTGACCGAGTGGCGCGACAAAAGCGGGTTTCAACGTAATGTGTCCGTGCCAGACCTAGTAAATGCCCCTACGCTGCGACAAAATGTTCAAAACGGCTTGCCGGCCATCGACTGGGGGGCAGCGATAAATAATTTAGGGCTGCGCAACCTCGCGGTTTCCAACTTCAATCCGACGCGTTACCTGATCGTCGCGCATTACGAAGGGCCGAACCCCTTTAATGAGTTTGCTGGGCTGGTTTCGCATATGCCATTCGGCACAGTGGCTGATCTTCTCATCACGAATGACAGTAGCACTGTTTGGTTCACCGGAACTTATTTCCATAACGGCAACCCCACGGCGACCAACGTGGCTCTTCCGACGATCAGCCAGCCTTTTGTTGTGGCTTCAAACTTTGCGCAAGACTCCAACAGAACCAGTCTCTTTATCGGCAATGATCGGTTTTTACCGGGGCTTTCGCGCGGCTGGCGCGGCAAGATTATGGAGGTCGTGGGGATAGATCTCGTCTGGTCGGTGGCGGAGCTCCAACGAGCGAAGGGCTACGCTGCGTGGAAGTGGGGCCTCGTCGCTAACTTACCCGCCGCGCATCCTTTCAAGAACCGTCCGCCTCTTGTGTCTGATATTTAAGGTAAAATAAAATCAGAAAATATTTGGAGAATTTAAATTGAATTACAGAAAATATTTAGCTGAAATTAGTATTCCACCAGCAGAAGTTATCACATGGCAAGATAAGAGTGGCAATAATAACCACCTTTTAGCACGACCGAAAAAAGGTGGCATCAACGGCTTTCTGTCTTATCGAGCGATGCTGTTAAATATCATCCCATCCCGTTAATCCAGAAGACATAACATAACTGGTAACAGTAGCTTCAAAAAAGTTCGACTTAGTGTGACCTTCTCCTTGAGTATCAGAGAATTTCTCTAAATGGGAATAGGGAGATTTTTTGTATTTATCCTCAGTAAAAATTGGATTTAAGCCGATGGCTTTTAGTCGAATATTGGCAAGGTATTTGGTATAGTGATCTATACTTTCTTCAGTAATTCCTAGTATTTGATTACCGATAATATGGTTAGACCAATTAATTTCTTGATTAACAGCCTCTAAAAATGAACTTGCTATACCTTTTTTGATTGACTCTTCTGGGAATAATTGCAATGCTTCCGCAATTAATTTTTGATACAAACGGACGTGACTTAACTCATCTCGATTAATCATCCTAAAAATATCGGCACTTCCAGCCATTAGCTGTCTACAAGCTAAATTATAAAAATACTGGAACCCATTATAGAAATACAGTCCTTCTAGAATATAATTAGCAACAAGAGAACCAAAATAATTACTCTGTGTTGGACTATTAATATATTGTTGATAAGAACTAGCAATAAATTCACAGCGATTTCTAAGAATTGTATCGGTGCGCCATAAATCATAAATTTCGCCTCTGCGATCCGAGGGAATAATAGTCTCAATCAAGTATTGATAACTTTGATTGTGCATAGCCTCTTGAGAGATTTGTTCTGCCATACAAAGGCTGATCTCTGGGGCTGTGACGCAAGATTTTAAGTGGGGAATGTTACAGGTCTGTACAGAATCAAGAAAAGTCAAATAAGACAAAATACCATCATAGGCACGTTTTTCGTCAGGGGTTAGATTGTTATAATCAGTCACGTCTTGAGTGACATCTATTTTTTGCGGGATCCAAAAATTCTCACGCATCTGTTGATATAAACCTACAGCCCAAGCGTAGCGGACATCATTTAATTGCATTAGGTTGGTAGTGTTACCAAACCAGATCGAACGGTTTATGATCGCATCATCTCCTGATGGATTGAAGATCGGGGAAATGGGCATTTTATTGTTAAGACTGATCAATGACATAGTTTTACTTTACTTTGGTTCCCAGTCTCTACATTGTACACAAGAAATAGAAGGATTTACACTACATTTCAGATTAAAATCTTTATGGGTTTCAGGATTATAATATTTACAAGAACTAATCCGATTATATTCAGCTATTGAATAGCATTTAAATTGTTTAACTGTGTAGATTAAATTGGTCTTAAATCCAAAAAACACTCTACACAAGACAACAGCAAAAATTAAAGCAGTATAAAGTAAAAATATACTTAATACAATAGTTGCTAGAAAGTTGATAATTATTATTGCCATGATGATTATTTATTTTTTCGAGTATTGATAAAATCTTCAAGAATTTCAATAAAACATTCAACAAAACCTTCAAGCCAACCAATTGTATAAAACGAAATTGAAAAAACAGTTAGGGCAAATATTGTGCTAACTACAAGACCTACAGTACATAAAATTACATTAGAGATAATATTCATGATTAATTGGCGCAACTAGAACAACTATTGTCAGACTCTTTAAAGTTATCTTTTTGAACAGTTCGTACATAATAGACTGCTTTACATCCTGATTCCCACGCTAAAACTAGGGTTTCATAAATGTCTTTAGCTGTTAATGCGCGGTTAGGTTCATCAGGAAAATAAACCCCTTGATTAAGGTTGAACAGCAATTCCATAGAAATCCCTGTATCAATCCATTTTTGCATTTCAGCAATCGCTTGAACGACAATCTTTTGATCAAGATTTTGATTCTCTTGGTAATACCAAAAGAAATCCTTAATAAAAGGAGGGCAATTAGGGATAGCACCCTTTGAGTTCTTTTCTGTAAATACCCGCTTAAAAACGGGCAAAACACTAGCAGTGCAACCTTGAATTAAGGAAGAAGTAGTGTTGGGAGCTACAGCAGTAATATGGGAATTTCTAATGCCAAATTGTTGAATACTTTTGGCTAATTGATGCCAATTATAGGTATTATCAGAATTTACGTTGAACCATTCTAATGGTTTAGCCCCTAGTAATTTACCCTGACTCCATTCACTGCTGGAAAAAGCTTGATAAGCACCGCGTTCTTTAGCCAATCTCATCGAAGCGTGAGTACAATAATAGCTAATTCTTTCAAATAAATCACTGATAGATTTAAAGTCTTTATAAGATAATTTTTGTTTAGCTAACCAATCAGCTAATCCCGTGACACCAACTCCAATAGTGCGATATTTATCGTTGTGGTTTTTAGCATTATCAATCGGAGGATAAGTTAAGTCAATAGTATTGTCAAGCACTCTAACAGCGAGTTGACACATTTCCGCTAAATTAGTAAAAGTGTCAATGTTAGCAAGATTAAGACTAACTAAATTACAGCAATGGGCTGTTTTACCCGGTGTGACATTAGAGAAGCTCTCACAGCACAAATTAACTTGAGGGATGTACCCATCGTGTTTATTAGGATTATCTCGGTTAATGGTATCTTTAAAGGCAAGATAGGGCATACCCGTCTCGACTTGAGAGCGCATAACATCTTTAAATAACTCCCTAGCGTTAACTTTTCTGTAGAGAGTAATTTCTGTCCCTAGATTATCTTCAATTAATTTGTAAGCATCTTCAAATTTTTCGCCCCATAATTCTGCTAATTCTATCCCTAGTTTTGCCCGAACCTCATAAGGATCAACTAATGTCCACTCGGCTTTATCTACTACCCGACGCATAAACTCATCGGGGATAACTAATTGGGGGAAAACATCATAAGCCTTACGTCTTTGATCACCGTTTTCTGTCTGCATTTCCAGAAATTCTGGCACGTCTAGATGCCAAATATCAACCCCAACAGTGACAGCCCCGGCGCGTCTCCCCCCTTGATTGACTGCGATAGCTGTATCGTTAAGTAATTTAATCCAAGGAATAATCCCACCAGAAGCGTTAGCTTTCCCCATAACCGAGCTACCAGTGGCACGGATTCTACTTACATTTACCCCAACACCGCCGCCATTCTTAGAGATGCGAGCAGTATTAGTAATCTCGCTAAAAATACTCTCTAGATTGTCTTCCATTGCTACGATGAAGCAACTACTTAAAGAACCATTAGGGGTTCTTAGATTGCCTAAAATTGGAGTAGCTAAAGAGATTTTTCTTTGAGCTATAGCTAAGTAAATTTGAAACGCAATTCTTAATCTATTCTCTGGGGTTTCCTCTACACTCGCAAGCAATAAAGCGCAAGCCAGGAAAGCCTCTTGAGGTAATTCACGATCAAGCAAATACCTTTCTGACAGCATGATCGCACCAGCATAGTCAAAATCTTTATCGTATTCTGGGTATATCCACTCCCCCGCAATCTTTAAATCGTTTTCGTCATAGATTTCTGTGATTTTTGGATCATAAATACCTCTACCCACTTGCCACTGAACATATTTAGCGTAGTCGGTTCCTTCTAATCTTCTGAAAACCGTGCGAGATAAATAGCCGCCAAATTCTCTTTTAATCCTTGTATCTTTCCATAATCCCCAGATGTGAAGTCTTCCGGCTACATACTTCCAATCGGTTTCTTCTACACAAAACAATTGTGTGGCAACATTGATTAAATTTTCTTGAATTTCTCGCGTAGTAATGCCATCTCGTAATCGAGAAGTTAATCCTGATTCTAAAGCGAGGGGATTTACTTCTAACCCTTCACACGCCCATTCAACTACTTGCCGAATTTTGGTGATGTCTAAGGGTCGAGTTTCTCCATTTCTCTGAATTACATTAATCATTTATTTACTCCTACAGATTTTTAAAATTGTGATAGCCTTGTGGAATTTTCTGTAACGTGATCGTCTCACCAAACTTTGCAAGCATTGCGGTTTGACAAGCTTTCACGTCCTCAGCTTCGCATTTTTCTATCAATTTGTTTTCTATCCATTTGTCTGCCTCGATAATCTCAGGATGCCATTGATAAATCCACTGCTGACACTCTACTGCAAATTGCCCCAATTGATGCGGGGGCGGCTGATCGTCAGTCATCCATTCTAATACTTCGTATATCTGATCAAAGCCGTTTTTCGCTCGTCTTGGTTGTGTCAGTAATCGCCCGCTAGTAATACTTAGAACTGCTAGTGTCGGGAAATCTTTTTTAGTCATTTATTTACTCCTAATTTTTGATTTTATTTCTTGATTTTCAAGCTTATCTAGAAACTGTAAAACTTTAAAGCATCATACAAAACAACGTGCTTGCCTCGTTTATTAATACACAGTAGTTCTCCGATAGGACCGTGACTTACTAGCAATCGAGTTGATTCTGTTTCTAGAGTGATAGTTTTATGTCCGTTAGCAATTCTATCACAGCAAAATTGCTTTAATTCCTTTATTTCCATTTTATTTTAATTAAACACTCCTTTCCATTCGGTTCTTTCCCGTTTACCGTGTAATTTAATTTAAAGTAATTACATCTTTGTCGGTTGCCAATTGATTGATATTCTCAGTCTATCATAAGTTCCAGCTTTTATAAAGCCACACTCTTCTAAATATTCTATTAAAGGTTTAATTCGTGTTCTAGGAAACCCTAGAGTATCAGCTAATTCTGTAATATTAATCATTGTAAATTTGCCGTTATTTTTTTCTTTTATTGACTTTGCAGTAGATATAATGATCTGTCCTTTTATAGCCAAATAAGCTTTTAAGTTGCCATAATATTTTTGTCCTTTTGCTGTCTTTAAAGAGTTAATTATAGCAGTCTCATTGCCGTTAAAACACAGGTTGCAAGGATTAACATAGCAAGGGCATTTATACAGATAAGTGCCGTCGGGAAAGGATTGTCCTTTTGGGATGATTTGTATTGACATTTATTTATCTTGAGTGTAATTTGTTTTTAGTTGAGATGCCCGTTCAATTTCTCTAGCTAGGTAGCCGATATGAAAAGATTGAATACTGGGACAATCAGTAACTATTTGACGGATTAGCTTCAAAGGATTCTTACCTTCCCATTTTCCCACAAATTCACCGTTAGGGGTTAGCTGACTGACTGTGATATTGTTACCATCTGTTTCTACTAAGAAGTTACCAGCAGGGTCACTGTAGCCTCGAAACTCTTGATTAATAATCGATTGGTATTGATCGTTAATTAACTGTTCTACAGTTTCCCAACAGTCATCGTAAATATGGGCTGATTGACTAATGGTAATTAGCGGACCCATTGTTAAATCGTAGTCAGATTCACTAGCAATTTCATCTCTGATATGACGCTGTAAAGCCCGTAATCCCATTGCATTAGCTGGCCAAGCGGAAAACATATCATTACTTCTAAAAGTAGCTGTTAAAGACAGTTCATTATCTACTACTCTTACCCAGATATGATTCAGGCAAGGCGATCCGCCGTGATTATGATCTGAGTCACCCCCTTTTCTTTCTCCTCGCACGATTGTATTACGATCGTGTCCACGCCAACTATCATGTTCGGCAAGTATTTGAGCGTTGCCACTCCCACTATCCCAGAGGGACATAACTGCACTGGCAGAGTCGATTTCTTTGATTAATTTTGTGATAACTGCTTTAATCTGGTCTTGACCAAACCAAGAGCGTAATCGTTGACCATAGGTATATTTAACTCCTTCTCGATAATTGGCATCATCAAGTATTTGTGGGATATAGTTCTTTAGATATTCTCTATCTAAAGGTAAGTAATTAGGTTCTGGAAAATAAAAGTCTTCTGGTTCATCGGTAACTATCGCCATTAAATCGATTAATTCTTGCCATTTACCGTCATAGCCAGTAGGTCTGATAGTGCCAGTAGTTTTGATTCTTTGCAGTATTTTTATCCAAGTTTCAGCAATGGTTTTACCTTCAATCCGATGACCATATCGTGGTCCGGGTTTTACCTCTGATGTAGGTTCATTGTAGGGGAAAACCGATGGTTTTCCCCACAAACCAAGGTTTCCTGCTTCTACTATTGATTTTATATCTATATCCCGTTCAAGATTTGGTATTAAAATCATAGAATATCGTAATTGATTTAAAACTTCTAAAGGAATATCTATATCAATATATCCTTTCACTAAAGAATCAATTACCCAACACTCTTTCCCTACATCATTTTTTCCTTTATAAACTCCATTCTCAAAGAAATCT